AAGTTTTTTTCGACCTGTCTGGACCAGAACATAAAAGAACATGGATAGACCTGCTCGAGAACATTTAAAATTCAGTAAAGCGAACACTAAAAACGAAATACAAGAAATGAGAATTTACAAAGACGACACTGCAAATGGATTATGTTTCAGCGAAATTAACGTAGGATGCACTTCCACTTCACCCAAAATGGCTCTTTCCGACTACTTCAGTTCCGTTAGTTGTAGTTTTGATGGCGAAATGCGTACTCCCGACCTTCCTTTACATTTATATGGTGATCTTCATTTTCACGACCAATTTACTAATGACGTAGATTTAGATCTACTTTGTTGGCAATTATTGAGTTCCAATCAAGATTCAAGAGCTTTGTGTGTTAATATTTTAAGAATGCTAACTGCACTTTCTTTAGGAAACGCTTTTATTTCGGAAGGACGATACCATTATGCACTTGACACTACTGAAACTACTTCATCTGAAGATGTCGACGCACTACGATTACTATCACGTTTAGCTAAAATAGTCATTAAAAATAATTTGAAAAGCGAAGATGTTACTTTAGCTCAACAAAATTTAATTTATTATTATTTTGGCACTAGCTTTAAAGGCATTCATTTAAATTGGGATTCTAGATCTAGTCAACCAAGCGTACATGGATATTCTACTTCTGAGAATTGCCTCGATCATTACATTCGTATGAAAATTGATTTGTTTCAAGGTATAAGGGATAAAAATCAGGTTTATGGTGGTAATTATCAATTAGTGTATCAAGCTTTGTTTTATTATTACGTAATTACTAATGGTCGTTTTTCTAGTGGTTTTAGTGTACGAAAAGATAGTATCAACAGTTATTTTATACCTAATGAAAACCCATCTACCTGTAACGTGAGTCCACGTAAGCCAAGTTTGTCGCTGATGTTTATTCGTGCTATATTAATTACCATTTTAATCAAAGATTACAGCTCTGTCAAAGAAGTTCCTAAATATCTGCGTCAGCTAGAAGTTGAACACCCATTGAATAACGCTTGTTTAATTACTGACAGTGGAGTTAGATCTGAAGTCCCTATTGTTAAAGAATCTCCAGGTACTTTACCTGTTTTTGAATCTCCATCATCTTAACTCTATTTCTTTATTATTATAAGTTTTAAAGATATAATCATCAGTGATTAAATGAATTACAACGATGCCAATGACTCGTATCAATTAAATCACGTCACTTCTTTGGAATTTGATCCTTTAGATCCAGAAGTCAATTTAATTAGCCAAGACTTTGATGATTACGATTATCATGATTTGGAGGTAAATTCTTTAAGTGAAGATTTAAGTGATATGAATCTAATGGCAACGAGAATTAAAAACTTTCCTGATGATACATTCGAGGTATTTGAATCTCTAGACGCTCCTCCTCCTTTGGCTTCGTTAATCTATTCTGAAGTTAGTGATGAATGGTGCGACATTGACAATTTTTTAGATATTAGAGTTGTAAATGATGAATCTCAATTTGAATTTGTTAATTCCCATATTAACAGTCGTTTATTAATTACGCTAAATTCAAATCCCAACATTTTGTGGACTGCAGTTGGTCTTTTAACTAAAATTTCTCTCTTACAGGAATTTGAAAATTTTGAAATTTTAAATTATTGGCAAGCGATGGAAAGAAGATGGGATTTAATGAATGACGATTTAAAAATAGGATTTGTTTTTAGAGCTTTCGATTTGAAACAAAATCAATTTGAGTTACTTACTAAATTATTAGGGGATAGTTTATTTTTTGCTGGCATTAATTTAATTGGTAAGTCAAGTATGTTACCAATGTTAACAGTGCATTCAATTTCTGATTACATAGATCATTGGTTTCCTACAGAATGTTATTCAAGTGATAATTTCATGTCTTTTATTAAATGTCACACGATTACCGTTCCTAAATGGAAGAAAATTGTCGTTCAATTTTATTTACGGCAAATATTTAGTAGAAGCAGAACGCAAGTATTAATGGCACATGTGGATATAGATCATTGGTATGATGTTTTTATGAAAACCTTGGTTTTTAAGAGTATGAGAAAAACGAAAAAGATGTTGAAAAACATTCTGAATTTGTAATGTCTCGTCGAGGTGGTATGTCCTGTTTTTAATGTTGGTGGAATCTCAGACATGTGTCAAGGTCGAAATGCAGCTGATGTC